TTTTATCATAAAACTTTTGACTATACAATTTATTCATTAATTTAATCTATATATTTTTGCAAATCATCTAGATCTGTAATTGAATCATAATATTCAATGTCTGTCCAATTGTGTATCGGATAATGCATATATTGCACTGTTAATAATTTGGAAGAAGTTATATTTTTAAAATTAGAAGTACAATCATCCACAAGAATATCAGCATCTATGGAATCACAAATATCTTTTTTACTAACACATTCACCTTCTAAACTGTAACTGTTTGTAAAGTAAATATTGTCAATACAAGAACCGAAATAATTCCCAACAAAAGCATGTGTAAGTTGTTTACATTCTGGATAAGTTTGTCTTCCTGTTACTATGCTAAGTTTTGCATCACGTTTTTTCAAATTATGGATTGCTTTCACAGATGTTGAATATGGTCTTATTTGTTTTGCTTCAATTGATGTGTAAAAACTACGTACTAATATTTTTGCTTGGTAATTGGAAATATTAAATATTTCTGAATACTTGTACCCACATTTTACAGGTTTCCGCATATAATACCTGTAAAAATTCATATTTCCTTTATGATATTTATTTATATAAAAAGTTACAAGATGTGGTAACATGGGACTTATGACCTCATCTAAGTCAAGTGCAATATGGATTGGTTTGATTATACTCATGGTTACATAAATACGTAATAATTTCCTTAAATCTTAACATAATCTAGTACTATACCATGTGATGTTTGAACCCAACCATTAATTTCCAGCTTTCCATTATGATGATTATTGTGGCACTTTTTACATAGTGTAACCAAGTTAGATTTGTTGTTTTTTGTTTTTGCTGTTTTTTTTCCTATATTTGCATGCGTTGTTTTTTGATGTTCAATATGATGAACGTCTAAGTCAGTAGAAGATTTACAAATTTCACATGAATCAACAAAAAGACCACTGTTATATTTGGACTTTTTTGTACTAAGCAATTTTGGTTTTGCTATTATTTCGTTTCGTATAGTATAGGCTGTTTTGAAAAATTCTGGGTTTTGTAATATATAATCTGCAATTTCTAAGCCATATACACTATCACAATGACCATCGCACAATTTACGAGTATATTTTAAAAAAGCGTTATTTTTGTCAAAATCAACTTGAATATGTTTAATGAGAAGTCCTTGAATATTTTTCAAGCAACTTAATTCAGGCAACTTGTGTAAGTGAGTAGCAAACACAAAAGAAACATTATTTTCTAGTAAATTATGTAATGTTGCACCAACAATACCTAAAGCAGAAACGCTTTCAGTACCTTTACATATTTCATCACCCAATACAATAGATTTATTATCCATATATTTTATTATAGACCGCAATTCACTCATTTCTACAAAAAATGAACTTTGACCTTTAAACAAGTTGTCATCACAATTAATGCGCGTAAATAATTTTGTGTATGGGCTAAATGTAAAACTAGAACATGGTGTATACATACCCATTTGTGCCATAATTAAAGCAATACCTATACTCTTACTGTAGCATGATTTTCCTGATCCATTAACTCCATAAAGAAGGACCCCCTTGTTATTATCATTGGGGTTAATATATACATCATTAGGAACATATTCCGTATTATGATCTAGCAATTCTATGAGACCGTGACGTAAATCTTTGGCATCTATAAAAGAGCATTCACTACACACTGCGTGTGGTTTACAATAGTTATAATCAAGTGCTAATAGTGCATGATTTACGTACAAGTCAAGCAAAGCAACTTCTTGTGTTGCATTGAAAATGACGTCTTTGTAATCATTGTAAACTTTCAAACAAAAGTCCTTAAACAATGATTGTTCCAATGTTTTGAAATTATTAATACTCTTTGACAATTCATGTAGTTTTGTGTCGATCTTTGTACTATTTATCACACATTTTGATTTGTCGTTTTTATAATTCAAAGTTCCATATGTTTCAAACACAGCTTTTGAAAGTAACTTTCCTCGCGTTGGTGTTGTATAAATTATTTGATTTTTGGAATCAAATTTTACGGGAAGATCTTGTCCTTTTACATTTATGTATTTAGACATCTTTTCGCACAATGTATGAATCCACTTTTCACATGAGTTTATATTATTTGAAAGTTTATCAAGGTCATCGTATAATTCTTTCCTGAAGAAATCTGTATTATAAATGTCAATATTTGTTTCCATAAAAATATTGAATTCTTTTAGAGATTCATTTCCATTATATTCGTATAAAACTTCATGCATTATTTTACATGAATACACTAATTCTTTGAATTCTTGTGAGCTTAGCTTTGCATTTTTCATTTTTAAGAATACCCGTTCTATGTCATTAATGTGTTTCAATTTTTCGTTGTAAAAATTCAATTTATTGCTATTTATCATTGATTCAATGTTTTCATAACATAAATTTAAGTACTCGGGGTCATTGTAAGGACTTGTAATATTTTTTTTAAATAAGCGCTTTCCCATTTGTGTAGAACATCTACAAAGTATGTCGTACAAACTTTTATTAACTTTTTGTCCATTGGGATTCAACACATTTAATTGATGAATTCCATTGTTATAAATAATCATATTTTCGCTACTACTACAACATGGTTCTTGAACTATGTCTAGTATTTGTTCGTTATGATCATATATGTATTCAAGAAGAAGACATAGATTAATTTTTGATTCATTACTAAGATCATTATTGTAATTTTGTCCGTATACTTTACTTAACATTGTATTAATGTAATTCGTATCATACACACTTGTATTCACTGCTATTTTTTTAGAATTGTTTAGAACTGTTTGTATTTTTGATTCATAACTTTGATTACACGTAGTATATAATATCGTTTCTCTTGGTGTGCAACTATTAATAATTCTATACAACTCTTCTAGTTTTGAATGATTGTCACCATGTATAATTTCATAACAATTACATGTACCTATACTGATATCAATTGAACATATGTATAAATTGAAATCTATTGTATAGTAAATGCCACAAATGTTCAATGATTCTACAGAGTCTTCATCGTACGTTCCAGGACTATATATTTGTGATACTTCTCGTTGTGTATTATCATTTGAATTTTGATCTAATACAACTGTAGTATAATTATTATCATTTAAAATTTTTAGATATTTCTTAAGTGTTGTTTGTGGTATACCCGTCATATTAGGATTACTCATATCACATTTTTGTATAGACTTGTTTGCTGAAGTAAGGCTAATATTCAATAAAGATGATACTTCTTTTGCTTTCCCAATATTTTCAGTTTCATTATATATCCCATATATTTCATAAAATGTTCCTTTCTGTATTAAAACAACAGTGTCATTTCCATATTTTTGTTCATAATGAAGTTGGTTTTTAAAGTAATTTTCTACAAAAGACCCTCCTTTCACCATATATAACTAAACAACATTTCTTTTAAGTTTCTTGAAATAATTGTATAATTTCTGAAGATAATCCAATTATGTGTCTTTTTCTTTTAGACTTTTTATATATATTTTTGATACAATTTGTAAAATCTCCATATTTATTATGTAAAGTTGCCTTGTATATGTCAAATTCGGGGTAATGACGAATGTATCGTTCATATCCAGTATTATACACATCATATAAACCAACAGTTAATCTTTCATCAAGTAATCTTACAACTGCATAACAAGTTACATTTTTCATACCTCTTATTTCAATATTATTTTCAAGATCACATGCATCTTTTTTTGATAATTCAGAGTACATGTGATTAAAATTGTGAAATACACTTACATGAATATACATAATATTACTACATCGCGCGGGGTATGTAATTAGTTCATTATTATTTAGAGGATTTTGTTCAAAAAATGTTCCAAAATTTGGTCCAATTACACAAGTATCATGCATAAATAAATAAGTGTTTTCTAAAATATCTGGATGCGAAAAAAGATATTTTTTAATCATATTGTATGAAGTGTATTCGTAGTTGTTTTCACTTGTTTTTATATATGTTATCATGTCCTCTTTTTTTATAATGTCTGGTCCTGGACAATCTGTTACAACTACAATAATTGAATTTTTGTAATGTGTATTTTTTAATTGATTCAAAAGAATATTTAATGGTTTAGTGTAATTTATGTTGGAACTTATTACAATTTTCATTCTTTTGTAATATTACGTATAATATTTTAAACATTTTAAACATTACAATTAGTCTTCTGGATCTGGAGCTGCATCAGCAAACATAACTTTCTTTTCAACATTGTTTATTGGTATTTGTTTTATTGTTTCTTCTGGTAGGTCAAAAAATGAAGGTTTTGGAACTTCATCAAGTATTTTTTGTTCAACAACATGTTCGTTACCAAAACCGTCAGATTTTTCTCCAAAACTGTCAGGGTCGTCTTCAACAGGTTCGTCTTCAACAGGTTCGTCTTCAACAGGTTCGTCTTCAACAGGTTCGTCTTCAATAGGTTCGTCTTCAACAGGTTCGTTTTCAATAGGTTCGTCTTCAACAGGTTCGTCTTCGGATTCATCTTCCAACATATTTTTGAGTATATTTTGTATAGGAATTTGATTTCTAATTGTATCATCAATAGAACTAAATATTGTATTCAACATAAAGCTTTCATTGTCGTGTTTAAATTGTTTGGTTTTTTGAATATTAATGTACAATTTCTTTGCAGTATTAATGAAAATCTGATGAACAAACTTTTCACAATCTGGCATTTTTAATTGCACTTTTTTCTTATTCTTATTTACCTTAACAGATGTTAATATTTTAACGTTTGTAACAATAACAGCAGTTAGAAGTTCATTTATCCAAGCACAATTCCTCTTTATCTTGGTAAGATGTATGTCTATATAAGCAGGAGACCAATCTAAAACTTCGCGTAACTTTTGCATATATCTAATCAGTATTGGTTCTTTAGAATTTTCGTTTAAACATTCTTTGAACATAGAGACGAATTTTTCGCTAATTACATCTACAACTGCATTTTTAAGAACGTTAGTATATTCTTGTTTTGCTTCAACAACAGGTAGATTTTGACTACTTTGCATTATTATTAACTATGATTAAAATAGTCAATATTTGTACGAATGTTTACTAGTTCTTTCATTTTCTTATCTAAATCTTTTTTAGATAATTTCCCTAAATTTTCTGTAGGTTCTATATCAGATTTTGGTTCTATATAATGACGAATTTCATGTTTCTTTTTAAATTGTACAGTTTTTTCTTTTTTAGGTTCAATATTCCAAAATATAAGTAATGTGTCATGTTTTACGTATACAATAAACCCACCTTTTTGTAATTTTTTAATTAGAAATATCATCAAATTTTCATAGTTATAAAGAGGTTTTCCCACAAGTAATTGTGGAACCTTGTACAATGTGTAATATGTATTCATGTTATTTTTTTTTTTGATTTTTTCATAAATGTCTTTCAAAACCTCATGAAATATTTCATTGTATTTTTTTTCTTTTTCCTTAACTTTTGCTTGTAATTCATGCGTTGTTAGAAATTTAGTCATTAATATAATTAGTAATATAAAATAATGACACAAACAAATATACTCATGTATTTTTGTTTAGAAAACGAAGAAATGGACACTGCGTACAAACCATATGAATATTACATACCAAAAGGAACAAAATGGGCTGACATTGAATGATTTTTTTTTCATTTCTAATAATAACATTATGCAAAACAACTATAATTCTCATATGAGACAGATGCGACACAACTATAATTCTCATAAAATTAATCTGAGACAGAAAACAAATTCTAGAAATAAAGAATATCAAGATTTAACTGCAAATAAAGATTATCTTGCTAAATTACAAGCAGAATTTAACCAAATCGTAGGAAAACGTACAAATTTTATTGCACAAAGACAGGAAAATGCTCAAAGTAACGCATCCTCCATGTTCAATAAAAATATAAAAAACTTACAATCAAGAATACAAGAAAAAAGTGAACAAATAAAAACTAAAAATCAACAAATCAAAGCACAATCAAAACAAATTTCTAAATTAGAATCAACAGTTCACAAGAATGCACGTGCTCTTGGAGCAGAAACAGGAACTTTTATGCAACGAATGAGCAATAAAATGGGTTCATACTTTGGTACTAAGAAAAAGCCTGGTGTTCGTGCTCCTAATGTTCGTGCTCCTAATGTTCGTGCTCCTAATGTTCGTGCTCCTATGCTTGCGCTTCCTGCTCCTGCGAACAGACATGCGAACAGACCTGCGAACAGACATGTTAACAGAACTGTTAATATACCTTTCTATGAGATGGGTTATGCTTCTTAATTTTCGTTAAATTATATTTTACATATTGTCCTTTATACTAAATGCCAAAACTCTTTGACATGAATGAAAATAACTTTGAAAATATTACATTTGGTAAACTTACAAAACTAGAGGATTCTAAATATTTCATTCCAATTCATAACAAACAAAGCGAAAACATTGAACCAATTATTATTCAACTTAACCGTTGTTTTACACTCAATGAACTTGTTATTGAAGAAAAATTAAGTAATATATTAGAATTATCTATTGAACATAAATCAAAAGACATAATAACAGAATTTGATGATCAAATTCTTGCAAAAGTAAAAGACAACTCAGAAAAATGGTTTCCTGGTAAAGACTTAGGAAATTCATATTTTGATAATGCTCTTATGAATTCTATAAAACCAATCAAAAAAGATAAATCTTTTAAGTTTTGCACAAGAACCATCAAAGATATGAAAGTATATAATGGAAGTCATGAAAAACTTGAGTCTTCTGATGTTATAAAAGATTCACAAGTAAATGTAATTGTGCAATTATATGGTATATGGTTTACACAAAGTCGTTTTGGTCTTACATGGAGACTTCATCAAATCAAAGTAAATACACCTACAAAAAAATCATATAACTGTTTATTTAAAGATGATGACGAACCTGATGATCTTGAAAACGTGTTTCCGGAGCAGTAATTTTTTTTACAATATAAAGTAAATGCAAATGTTTGACAAACTTCTTAATGTTGTTTTAGTGTGTGTTTTAGGATATTTTGTTTTACAATGTATGTCTACCAACAAAGCCCCCAAAATTCCACTTCCATACATGGAAAATGCGGACGAAGAAACTATGGAACCTGAAGTTGAAGAAACTACAGAACCCGAAGAAGCTAAAGCTATTCAAAATATTTCTGGTGTATCTGATATTGGTTCTTCCCCTATGAGCTTAAATGACATGACCAGTGCAAATATTCAACTTGAAAATAATTGTGGTGAGAAAAACGTTCCTTATTTAAGCAGTCATTTATTACCAAAGAAAGATGAAAATGACGAAGATTTCAGTGAATTCGCACCAAATCAAAATGACATAGAAGACGAAAATTTCTTACAATCTGATCGTTTTACAGTAACTTCTCAATCCAAAAGAAACGTAAATTACAGTATCAGATCTGAACCACCAAATCCCAAAAATGTTGTATGTCCTTGGATGCAATCAACAATTGAACCAGACACAATGAGAAAACCCTTAGAAATAGGAAGTTAAACCCGTTAAAGTCATCAATTATAAATCTACATTACATTAGAATGAGTAATCAGTACATTGTACTAAAGAATTGTAATAAAATTAGAAGCTGGTTAACACAAAAAGCTTGCAGTTTTCTAGAATCAAATCAAATAAATGTTGTTGATATAAACATACCTTTAGATATCATAAACACTAATTATTTCAAAAATACAAATTTTAAAAAATATACCATGTACACGTACACTAATTATATATATGACATACATCATGATAAATCAAAAATTTACAAAATACTTAAATATAATAAAAGTGATGAATGTTTAACAAGTGAAGTAAATATCTTATATATGCTTCACACATTAAATGCATTAGAATTTAGCACTTTTGAATTTGAAAGTGTCATTCTAAAGTATTCTAATGAATCTTATAAAAAATGTGTAATAATAGGCACATTGTACAACAAAGAAAAAATAGAAGAAAGATGTGTTAACAATGTATACAAAGACAACTATTCATGTATTGAAATAAAACAAGATCACGTAAATATGTGTTACTCGTATAATTTATATTCAGGTAATAAACTTGAACACAAAGTTAAGTTTGTTGAATTAAACTATTTGAAAGATGTTATTAAAAAGTATCCAAATTTAAGCTTAGAAATTTATAATTACAGCGACATAATTGAACAATCTTCTATTATAAATGAAGACATTAAAAATTTTATAGATCTAAGAGTTGCCTATATCATCAAGCACACTTTGTAAAGAAAAATCTTCATTACTTTCTTTTTTCAACATAACTAATTTACATATTTCATATATGTCAGAACCACTATACCCAACACATAACTGATAATCTTTTATTACACTTTCACAAAGTTCAATATCAGTTATGTAGAATTCAATCATTGCTTTTATTTCTTCTTTTGATGGTAAATCAAATTTAATAGTTGTTTTCATTCTTCTCAATATTGCATTGTCTATGAAATTCAATTTATTTGTTGCACCTATAAGAATAATTTTATTTCCTTTAGAAATACCATCCATGTATTTTAACATCTGGGTTTTCATGCTGTTTACTTGAAATTGATCAATACTTGTGCGTTCACCACATACACCGTCAAGTTCGTCAATGAAAATTATACATGGTTCTAATTTCTTTGCTAATGTAAATACAGCTTTCATATATTTACTAGATTCACCATAATATTTATTTTCTATAGAAGAAATATCAAAATTTATAAATGATACCTTTGCTTTATTTAAAATATACTTGGCAAATAGTGTTTTTCCTGTTCCGGGTTCGCCTTGGAATATAATACCATTTGGTAAAATTTCTGATCTGTTTAATAATGGTTTTATGATAATACTATTTAATTTGTCCTTAATTTTAGAATATCCAATAATATTGTCAGTGTAATTATCTTCAGGATACATAGTATTTTCTAACAATTCTTGTTCATATTTATTTAATTGCACTTTCTTATTTAAAAAATTTATGTATACTTCATTACAATGTTTTTCATCTATAGGGATCAATCTGTTTATTATCGTGTACATAGTTGCAAAAAAGAAAACCATAAAAAGTAATTTTTCTATTATTCTAAATGTATACATAGTTATTATCTAGTAAAAAACATAAGAACATACAATAACGCAGAAACAGCTAAAAGAAAGTAACTTAATTTTCGCGAATGTCCTTTGTACTTTTCGTGATTCTCACAATTCAAAGAAAACGAAGTCATAAGTGTAAGTATTCCAATAACTGTTGTAATTAAACTTAATACAAATCCCATGAAGTTTATCATTTTTCCTTTTTTAACAGGTTGATTGTAATAGTCCATTTAAAGTACTCTAGAATTTTTTAAAACTTTTTTGTATGTATATAATACAAACAATGAATACTTTTGTAAACATATTAACCGTTACATTACTTAACAATTTCCTGCAATCCCCTCTTGCATATGAGCTTGTTTCTGAAAACATTCCATTTTTATCTAATGTTGTTGACGAACAAGATACACCTACAAACTTTGGTGTTTTAATACATTCTTTAGTTCTTCTTGTTCTTGTTGTTCTTTTTGGAATTGTTCTTTCTAAATACGTTTCTAAGGCTTCTAAAATGGTAACAAAATTAGGTAAATAAAATTTTTATTTATTATAAATGAAGTTAATCATAAAAGATGTTCCTGGTGATGGTCAATGTATGTTCTCTAGTATTGCATATGTGTTACTTTACAATGAAAACAAAAAATACCCAAGAACAAAAGAAGTTATTCAATATGCAAATAAATTAAGGAAAAAAACTGTTGCTATATTGAAAAATCATGTTGACAATATGAACATGACATATATATACACACTTGCTGGAAGTTACAATAACCTTGCTGAAATAAACAACAACAACAACAACAACAATTTAGGAAAAAGTATAGAAAAAGCATATCAATATATTCAAATAATGAAAAAAAAGTGTTCTTGGGGTGGTAATATAGAAATCAAAGCTTTGGAAAATTTTATTCATATGCTTGGATATAAAGGTATAGAGGTGTACAGAAAAACTGATAAGGGTTCGTTAAAAGTAATTAAAGATATGGGAACACAAAAACACAAAAAGCATAAAAAACTAGTCAAAATATTATTAGAAGGTGTAAACAGTGGTGGAATACACTTTAGACCTATAATAAATGGAATAGCTTCTATAAAATAAAAGCTTTCATTTTTTAACACATAACCTGTAATATACGGATGAATCATTACGTGTTATTTTAAATAAATTGCCGTGAACACCCTTATAATATTTGCATATTGGGTCTTTAGTGAAAATATACGGAATTTGCTTTTCAGTAATTTTAAAGTTTTTCATTATTTCTTTTTTGACACTATCATCAACTATTTCATGTTTTGGAACTAAATTGTGATGTGTAATATTAAACACCAATTCGTCTTCATGAAATAGCTCAATGTTAAATGTTTCACTATTTTCTTCCAATAATTGCTTTGCAAAAGATGATATATTACCTGTATAAACAACAATTGCATCTTTAATTTCTTTTGTTTGTAAAGTTTCAATAATATTATTTATATTTTTTATTCCTATTTTTGTTCCTTGTAAAAAAAATACTTTAAGAACTCTATTATTTCTAATTGCACTTATACCATCACTATCATCGAGCAATGTATACTTTCTATCGTGTAACATTTCCATGATAGTTTGAACAACATTATTATTGATAATATCCATTAAAGATATATCATTATTAATACCTTAAACGTTTAAGAAATAAACTAGTTCTTAAAATAAAGACTATGATACGTTATTTAAAGAACTGTAATATAAGTAACGAAGTTGAATTTAGGTTCAATGGTGTTGACAGCGTTAGTCACAGCGTTTTAGCTAAGTCATTTGATTTTAAACCAAAAGTACAAGAAAGTACTGTTTATATAACTGAAAAAATGTCACAAGATCCTAAATTACCAATAGATGTTCGCATTGTAGAAGATAAAAAGTCAAAGATATACATGATAAAGACATCGATGCAAAAACCTTTTTTCAGCAATGATAGAAAATACAAAATATCTGAATCAAAAGAAACAATCATCAAAGATCTTGTATTTGACAATAATTATATTGTAATGATAACACGTGAAAGAAAACGTTTATCTTTTAAAAGCACATATTACACAATAGATTTAACCATTGTCAATGAAGTTAATCACAAAAATAATACTTCAAGATTAAGTTATGAAGCAGAAATGGAATTACATTCAATTGATGATGTAGCCATCAATGAAATAAAAGATGTAGCATCAAAAATAACAAAAATAATAGAAGACAATTCATCATTCAAAGTAAAAAACAGTTACAACAAACTTACAAATAAAAGACAGTTTGCTGGACCTTTCCCCTACACACTTGTAAAAGAAAAATTTAATGAAGGTGTGCTTTCATGTGGTTACAGTGTAACTGACAAAGCAGATGGTGAACGATATCATTTATACATAAATGCACAAGGAAACATGTTTTTTATTAACAGAAAAAAGGACGTTATTTTCATAGGATTTTGCAACTTAAAAAACACAATCATTGATGGTGAATTAATTAATGATAAAGATTTTTATTCTTTTGATATTCTTTATCACAATTCCAATGATATAAAACATCAGATGTTAATACCAAGGCTCCAAACACTTGGAATTGCGTTAAAAGAAATCAAACTAAATCAATGTAAAATAAATTTCAAATGTAAAACATTTTATTACAAACAAAATGACAAATTTTACAAAATGAAACAAGGAAAGTGTTCACAACACAGTATTACAAACAATGTACATATAGGAGAACTATCATATAAACTTTGGAATGAAAGAGAAAAACTCTACAAATATACATTGGATGGTTTGATATATACTCCCTTATTAAAAGAATATGATAATAGAGAAATATTGAAATGGAAAGAAACTAATACCATTGACTTGTTCATAAAAAAACTGGGAAATAGAAAATGGCAGCTTTATATTTCAGGTTATAATAGTGCAAAGGTATATACACATCTTCCATTTTCTGGAAACGATAAAAAGGGAATGTTTTATAGTGATAGTAGAGGAACAAAAGTGCAAAACATTTTATATACTGATATTCAAAATAATGATGATTTAAAAAATGGAATAATCGAAGTTTCGGAATCAAATGATTCCAAGTATCCTGATAATTCAATCTTAGAATTTAAGTTTAACACACAAAAACAAACTTGGATCCCTATATTACACCGTAAAGATAAAGTAAACGCAAATATTATAACAGCGTTCAACGACATATGGTATGCAGTTCGTGAACCAGTAACAATAAATGATATTAAAAAAGGTGTATTCCGAACATGTATAAGACCTTTTCATAATGAAATAAAAAATTCACTCATTCAAAATTATATGAGATTTAAAATTGTTCTTGATATCGGTTTTGGTGCTGGTGGTGATATAAATAAATACATTAGAGCTAGAACAAAAAATGTTATAGCTATTGATATAGTGGATCCAAAATACAATTTGCCTGATTTTATTCGTTTCATAAAAGTAGACAATGACACTTACAACATTAAAGAACTATTGAAAAAAAATAAAATAGGTTTAACGTTTGATGTCATAAATATACAATTTGCCGCTCATTATTTTTTTAGAAATAACAATGTATTTGACAACTTTATTAATAATTTAAACGAAAATTTAGAAAGTGGTGGGATAGTTGTGATGACAATTCTTAATGGCACAAAAGTATTAAAAATGATGAAATCGAAACATACACATACAGGAACCTGTTATAATCAAGACATTTATACCTTCAAAATACAGTCGTCTAATGCATCAATAGCTATTGGAAAAAAACTTCAAGTGACATTACACGGAACTGCTTATTTTAGCGAACCAAGTAATGAATATATTGTTAATATTGACAAATTTATTGAATCTATGTCTAGTCATTTCAAATTAGTTTCTAATGAATCTTTTGAAAAGTTTTCCTCAAAATTTAGTAATCATACAAGCATAATGTGTTCTGCTGAAAAAGAATACAGTTATCTTAATGAAGTATTGGTGTTTAGAAAGATTTAAACATTATCGTCCAATTCCATTCTAGTATAATTTTTGCTTTCATTTTCTTTTCCAGAAAGTAATACTTTTTCAAGTTTTGTTTGTTCTTCCGTTTTACAGTTATTATAATGACTACAATTATGCATTTCGATAGAATAACAGGACATGCAATATTTTTTATTACAATACTTGCATTTCATAATGTTATAACTCTGTGTTTTTTTCGAACAATAATTGCACTTAGGTTTCATGTATTAATACAACTAACTCTTTTATTACTTAAATAATTGTGTTCTATTTTTACAATAATGGAATGTCAGTATTATTCAAATGAATATGACTTTAAGTATCCTTTATGGGTAAAATATTACGAAAAACATGTTACCATGAAATATTATGAGCTTGTTCAAGCATTTAAAGACTTCAGTAATGATCCATGTTATAACCCAGATATATATAATCAATGTTCTACATATACTTTAAATGCAAACTTCTATCACAATTTACTAACCAATAACATAAATCATAATATAACTTTTTTAAATTATATGTTTAATCAAGGTGTATATCCAAAATTCAACCTTGTAAATTATGATAACAAAAATATTGTTCAATGTTGTAAAATTAATAAAAAAATGTTACAATTTCTACTTATAGGTCATAAATCATTAATTGAGTTTCAACAAAATTTTAGAAAACATTTACATAAGAAAAAATTACATCTTTGTTTAAATATTATAAAATGTTCTCCTGAATTCCAAATTGAATATATTTATTATTCTAGTTTTAAGGGAGGAATTGATTACTTAATTTGCAAAGACACCTACACGTTAAGAATGTATAATATTTAACAACAATACTATATGGATTATCTCAAAAATAAATACAATAATAATGAGTATAAAGCATTATTACTTGGAACTGGGCCATCATTAAATTTATACAAAGACTACTTTAATAATATTCCT